TTCCATCCAAGCGGTGCTCAGAGTAGGCAGTTCGTCGTAGTCCTGTGCATAGTGCCATGCATCGAGACTCTGCTGTGCGTTGCTTCGGAACAGGCCGGTAACCTTGCTCGGCTTATACCGATAGTCGGCCCATGCTTCCTGATAGCCGAATGCTTCATCGTCCTTTGCGTTGCCCTGTGCATAGATCTCCTTGTTGAGAATAGCTTGCTCGCCGATGTTTGCCAGTACCGGCCAGTAGTAGTCATATCGTCCGGTGCGGCTCCACATGCGCTCTATGCCCTGCTGATAGGTCTGATCAGTTCGTACCACTGCGAGTCCCATGATAAAGCCGTGTTCCGTAAAGGACTTGGTAAACATAGGTTTGTTCATCGTGGTCACACTCAGTGCCGCCGTGTTGCCCAGCGGACTCGTGTTGTCAGTTGAAGAGGTCTGGATAACCTGAGACACGTTGATAGGCAGTCTGTAGCCGCCCAGATACTCCGGAATTTGCATCCGGCTGTCAGGCGAGATAACTCCAAAGTGCTCTCTCAGCACTTCCCGGTATCTCGTGCCGCCTCTTGCGTCTTTCTCCAAAAGCTTCTGGATCTGGAATGCCTGTCGCAGCTGGTTGATGGTCGCCGCTGTTACTGCTCCAAGGTCTGCTCCCAAGAAGGCTACTGGGCTTGTTTTCCCGTCGATTTTATCGCCAAAAAGGCTTCCGCTTTTAGTTTGGCCTGTCATTGTTGCCGTTCCATCTATGTTGTTTTGGAACAGGTATGCTTTGTTGGTTGGATCCCATGGCCAGCCGCTTGCCTCGTACGAGCTGCCGGTTTTAATTACGGCGGCTGGTATTGTCATTTCTTGGTCTAGGTAGCTTTTAATGGGTGCGTTGCCGTTCAGCGGAATGGTGATCGGCTCGCCCTTCTGAGGCTCCGGTAAAGCCCCGGTGTAGTAGTCAAACACCTTTGCAGCTTTAAGAGGCTTTGCCAGCGTAATTGCGCTGTCGTTGGTTTTGCTAGCGTCGTTTTTGCCGGTTGTGGTTGCGTCCGTTACCTCTACGAGTGTCGGTTGCGTCACGTTTTGGTTTCTAAACCATTCGTTGTAGATAAGGCCGTATGCGCGCCCCGGTAGAGCGCTCACGCTTATGCCCTTTACTTTGGTAGGTAGTCCAAGATAGTCTGCCAAAGTTCCTTCTGCCCAACCTTCTGCCGGTGCTGTGACCTGCGGGATGCTGTACTCTGTTTTAGGCGTCCATGCAGTTTCTTTGTTTTCGCCCATAAACTCTTTCCAGTGCTCCCACAGAAGTCTGTTCGGCACGAAAAAAAAGTAGAAGTCGCAGAAGGCATTGTCCATCACAGGAAAGATTGGCGTTGCCATACGCATGACACAGGCCATGTCGATTTCGTGCGTATCTCCGGGTAATACCTCATCCAGATAAATCGGGATGAGGTCGCCGGTGTTAAAGGTGGTTTTGTTGTCACTGTTGCGCTGGAATCTGCTTCGGCTTACTCCTACCTGTGGATTCTGTGCAAAGCTGTATTCACTGTTTCGGTTCACTCTGTTCCCTCCTTTTTCTCTGCCGTGTTTTCAGCCGGTTTTTCTTCCTTCAGGAGGCCCATTTTGTCGGCCCACTCTTCCGTGCCGTAGGCCATGACGTACTTTTCCACGTCGTTGTCCCATTTGTTTTTGATTTCGATAGGCAGTGCTTCAAATTGCTTTTTTGCGTCCTCGATGCGGTTGTACCATGTGTGATAGTCCGTCGGCGCGTCGGTGATGTCCACCATCTGTTCGCTGTTCGTCCAGTCAAAACTGCCCAGTGCAGTCGGGTCGTAGGTCGCTCTTTTGATGATGTTTTCGATCTTTGTCTCATCCAGACGGCTCTGGATGAGTGCATAGACGTCGTTTTCGCCGGTTTTCACCAGCTCCCTGCCGGTTTCGGTTACTTTGTACTCGTATTCGGGTTCATGTCCGTTCCCGGTCAGACTTGTATGCCTTACTTGGCCGCTGTATGCGCTTCTGAATTCACTCATTGGGCTTTCCCTCACATACCAGCATTTTGGTGTTATCGATGATCTGGCCGGTTTCGTCTTCCATGGTGCAGATGTAGTGGAGCTGGAAGTCCTCCGGCTTTACGCTGATAAAGCTGTTTTTGTTCTTCTGCTGGCTCTCAAAGAGTCTGCTTGCGACTGCGTCGTTCTGCTGTTCGAAGAGCCCGCTACAGGTCTTGGCCACTTTGTCGTAGATTGCATAATAACGTTTGAGCATTACAGTCTGGTGCCTCCTCGCATGTTCTTCGGACTTACGTTGACGGCCTTGGTTTTCTTCGCCGTCTGGGTAAACACTTTCGTGTCTTTCGACTTTTTGACCTTACTCCTCTTCGCCATTGTGGTTACTCCTTGGACTGGTTGTCCTCTACTGCGTGATAAATCTTGTCCAGCATGGCCAAGATTTTGCGGATGTTGTTAAACAGCGCGTTAATTTCCTTGAGAGTCAGAGCGGTTCACCTCTTTCTAAAAGTTATTTTGTATAAATGGTTTTGTAAAATAGCACTTCTGTGCTGTTTAACCTTGGTTATTGCTCTACCCAATTTTCCGGGTCGAGTGCTGCCGTTGTTCCTAGTAACTTGATGTTGATTCGGTAGGTTTTATTCTCGTCTGCTTTGTGCCAGTATCGGTATCTTCTTGTGTCATAAGTTCCGGTCATGAATAATTCTTCCAGCGCTTCAGAGCTCAGGCGGCTTAGTGTTTCCATGTTGCACCTCGTTTTTCGTTTGTCGTTTTCTTCGGTGTAAGCTAACGCTTACAATATAATTTTAGTCTCTCGTTAATTCTTGTCAAACCCATTTTGTAATTTGTAATAAATTCGTAACCTCTCCAAAGATGGCAATGCGCAAGCGTTGACGGCTTTGGAGAGGTTTGCCCGCTGCAGGCGCGGTTTTCTCGCCGTACTGCCTTTAACCTCAGTTTTCAACACTTTCAACACTTTCAACAGGTTTTCCACAAAAAGTTGCACAAATGGTTTTGTGCATATTGCTACACTTTCAACAATTCAACAAGTTTTCAACAAAGTTTTCAACAGTGAAATTTGCTTATTTTTTACGTTGTTGCGTTACAAATTTATACTTTTCAACTTTTCCACAGTGCCTACTACTACTACTACAACAAGTTATATATAATAGATGATGTTTGTAAATACACGTGCGTGCGTGCGCGTTTCGCGCGTGCGTGCGCGTGAGCGTAATTTAGCCTATGATCTGCCTCGTACCTCGGTAGCCCCTACGAGGGGCGTACACGAAAGGGGTCTCCCGTGGCGACAGGAGACCCCTTCTTGTTTTTATGATGCTTTTAATTAGCCGTGGATAGCTATGAAGCTTGGGTGTGGGCCTAATCCTTATCTTGATAGGATTAGGCCCACTGACACTATAACAGCCCTCTGGCTTTTCTAAACCTCTGCTGTTTTGTTGCTTCTTCTACCTTTGCCTCTTGTTCGATGGTCAGCCCTGTATTGCTCATTTTGAGCTTTAGTGCGTTGATGGCGCTTGACTGCCTTTTACGTTTTGTTTCCCACAGATCTTCCGGCTGCTCACTTTCGTACTTTTTATCAAAGTATCGTGGTATCGGCCTTTTTTTGCCGTTAAAGTATAGTCCATCATCTGCGTACATCTGTTTTTTGTGGCTTGTGTAATAGTCGTAGCCTAGACCGGGATTCCTCGACATGCAACAATAAGGCGGTGTTAAGCCTAGCTCTCTATATCTTTTGTTGTCGTTCCCATATGTCTTTTTGGTGACATATCCTGCCACATAAGCCATCGTTTCCGGTGATGCCTCTGCGATGATGACATTGCCCATACCCCAGATCTTGTTTATCTCTTCGCTTTCAAAGTATGGATTATCACCCCTTTTTTTCTTGAGATCTGGAATCTCTAAACCATAATAAATGCCGTGGTGATGCGGTCTGCCCGTGTTTTCGCCGTATTCGCCACAATAAAAATATCTCAGGTCTAAGCCCCATTTATCGGACGTTTCTTGTCTTTTGCGCAGCCTCTTGTTAAATCGCACCATGTCCTCTTGCAGTAGGATCTGCACCACTTCCGGCGCGTCTCCCGTCGTCCACTGGTGTGTTGCACCTCTTATGATTTCGCCGGTTGCTCTTACCATACCCGGCACGTACTCTTGATTCCACGTCAGGGTTAAAAACCATACTGGTGACAGTGTTTTTGACTCCATCAGCATTCTTGTCTCCCAATCTTGCCGCTGTCTGAGTCTGCATCCCAGACATTTGCCACATGGCAGTAACATCACGTCTGTTCTGTACGCGATGCTTTCATACGTTGCTGTTGGATTGTGCGCTCTTTCGCGGTACGTCTCTAGGGTCATGATAGACCCTGTTATATTGTGGTCGTTTGGATTGTATATCCTTATGAGTGGTCTTGCACAACTCATTTAAAACTGCCTCCTCTGCTCCCGCCGAAGCCGTCTTTATCTCTCTTTCCACTTGTTGCGGTTTGTTTGCCGCTGTTGTTGTTTTGGTTGAACCATTGACTTAAATCCGGGAAGTCCGTTTGATAGCTGTTATAACCGCTACTGTGCTGCTCTCCGTGCGAGTCTGTCCAAGACCAGCTTTCCGCTTTGGTCTTGCTGTAGTTTGCTACTGTGCCGGAGATCGTCGGCATACTGGATGACTGCGTCCCGACGCTTGGCGCGCTTATGCTGCTCTGTCCAATGGTCCCTTGTGCTCCGCCCGGTGTGCTTGCTCCGCCTTGCTGGTATGCGAGTATTGGATTCAACCCCGCTTTTTTCATGTCGGCCATTGCTCTTTGATAGCTCGTGTTACTCATGCGTTCCTGCCATGCCCTGTTGGCTGCCGCCTCTGCGGAGTTGTAGGACATTGCTGCATCCTGCTGGATGCGATTATAAACGCCCTGCTGGATAGCTCCCAGAGTGTTTAAGCCCAGAGCCAAGAGGCTGTTCTTATCGTTTTGCTGACTCTGCATTCCTTGCGCTTGCTGACTTTGCCCCAAAAAGTATTTGGCAAGTTCTTTTGTTTGGTCAACATTTACCCCGCTTTCGCCGGTGATGCTCCGCTTGGCCTTACAGATATCCTTCAC